CATCGGCCATCCGGCGCAGCCCTACCGTATCGCACACGTTCAGCACATCCGCGATGTCTTTCACCGTTAAAGTGATTCGCACTTCGTTCCAGTCAGCATAATGTAAGCGTTTCAAAAAAAACATCTCCTTTCTGTCCGTTTTATGGTGCATATTTCCTGTTATTCTGATTGTGCAGCCTTCTCTGCAATCAGTTCGTCGAGCGCGGCGCGGAATGTCTGTTCGGCGTTTTGCGGCTCACGCTTACCATTTAGAATTGCACTTACATACTTGGGATGAAGCCCTAAGCGAAGAGAGAGCGTCTTTGCGCTTATCCCGTATAGATGCATTTCGCCAACAATGTCGGCTGTCCATTGTGCAGGCATACAAAAGTCAACTCCTTTCTAACAAATTTCGTTGACCTTAGTAAACATGTATGATATTATAAGGATGTTCAAATCAACTTAATATCGCAAATGTTTACTTAGGTTAACGGCTTGCATTAAGTATATGCGTACTTTGGTTAACTGTCAAGGCGTTAAAGTAAACATTGTCGTTATGCACAAAAAGGTGGCAATGTTTTTATGTTTTACGAGAGATTCGCGGAACTTTGTGCAGAAAACCAAAAGAGCCAAGCATTTGTAGTGCAATCAATTGGGTTAAATCGGGCTGCAATTGCGAAATGGAAAAAAGGGAGCATCCCCAACGGAGATACTGTTCGAAAACTTGCAGAATTTTTTGGAGTTAGCACAGATTATCTTCTAGGAAATGTAAACGAACCTTTTTTCTATTTAGATAATAAAAGGATACTAAACGAAATTAACAGCCTGGAGGAGTATAATGAAGAAAAGCCCGCCGCCCCGAAGGACGGCGAGCCGGATGTAAAAGAAGCCCTGACGGATATGGCCAAGCGCGCCGCACAGGGCGCGCTGCTGATGTACGACGGAGAACCGCTCGACGCCGAAACGCAGCGCGCGTTCGAGGCGTCATTGCGTGTCGTGATAGCCACTCTTGAGGGGCGACGCGGAAAGTAAGGTGATATTTGTGGATATCAAGGAATTTGCGCAGAAGACCATTCAACGGTTCGGGACGCACGACCCCTTTGACATCTGCAATCAGCTTGGTATTGTAATACTGTACCTTCCGCTGGGGCGTATGCGCGGCTATTGTTACAGCAACGAAAACGGCAAGGTTGTTGTGCTGCATGATGGCCTTGCCGAGCATGAGGCCCGCGTTGTGTGCGCGCATGAACTGGGGCATGTGCTGCTGCATCCGAACCTCAACCGTATTTATCTGGACACCAGCACTTTTGTATGTGAGCGGAAACTGGAAAATGAAGTGAATGCTTTTGCGGTCTGTCTGCTCTTCCCCGACGACAACGAGCTTCTGGAAAATTGCAGCACGATATCAGAGCTGTCCATATACATGGGCATGCGTCTGGAACTTGCACAGCTTCGTTCGATGTATATTGGTGTGTAATTACGCTGAAAGGCGTGAAGTACAAGGAGGCGGTTTGATGAAATGTACAAACTGTGGAAATGATTTCGAAGGTAAATTCTGCCCTGAATGCGGGACGCCAGCGCCGCGTTCGGCTACTTGCCCGAACTGTGGTGCAGAAGTTGCAGGAAAGTTCTGTGCTGAATGCGGCACGCCTATTACATCCGATCCGGTCGCATCAAGTTCTGCTGCAGAAGAGCCGTCCGTGGAATTTCATGCAACGCAGCAATGCGGACAGCTTCTGATAGATGCTTCCAATAAGCTATGGCGTGTGATTGGCCATGGTGGTGCAAAAGCGCCTCGTGCGAGCGCTGGAAAATTTGCAAAAGGCGCACTTGCCGTCATGACCGGAGGGTTATCCCTTGCTGCCGAGGCTGCCGCAAAAGGTGTATCAAGCATTGCCGGGAAGAAAGATATTCCTACATACACATTTGACCAGCTGCTAAATTATGATTTGCTGGAAGATGATGAGACGATTACAACAGGCGGCGTAGGACAGGCTCTTGTGGGGGGTGCTCTCTTTGGCGGTTTTGGTGCTATCGCAGGGGGCGTAACGGCCAAACGCAAGAATAAGCGCGTCGTAAACAGTATTACGATCAAACTCACGCTAAACGATTTTAATGAACCCTGTATCATGATTCCATTGCTGGAGAAGCCCGTGAAAGTGAAGAGCAAGGAATACGAGATAGCATATAACACGGCACAGAAGATGTTATCCATGTTGGATGTCATCACGCATAACAGCTAAAATAAAAAAACGCCCCGGTGCTGGAACACCGAAGCGTTTATATAGAACAGCTTACCTAAAGAGGATATAGCCGCTCGACACGGATATTATACCCTCTTTGGGTGGGCTTTGTAAAGTGCACCAAAAGGGGGATTTTTTATGGCACGATTGAAAAAGCGTAAGGACGGCCGATATTGCAAACAGGTGTATATCGGCATGCAGGACGGCAAGAAAAAGTACAAACAATTTTTCGGAGCTTCCGCACGTGAGGCCGAAACGAAAGCTATCGAATTTAAAACCGCTATGGGGCGTGGGCTCGATCCATCCCGCGGGCGTGTGACTTTTAAGGATGCGGCCGACGCATATAGGGCAATGAAAAAAGCTTCTGGCATTGGGCATAGTTGGCTCCGTTCTATCGGAAACCATATCGACCATCTGGAGCCGCTCTGGGAAATGACGCCGGATAAAATCCGAACGTCTCATATTCAATCCATACTGAATGGCTTGGCAGAGTGGCACATGACCGTTCCGCCTCTTACACACAAAACAATGCGTGAGATACTGAATACCTGTTCCGGAATTTTTGAAAGTATCATTCCAGAAGTCGTACAGTATAACCCATGCACCAAAGTAGTCGTGCCGGCCGGAAAGCCTTCGACATCGCGCTCCGCAATCCCGGATATACAACAGAAGTGGATTCGTGACACCCCGCATAGGGCGCAGCGAGCTGCAATGCTTATGCTGTATTCCGGCCTGCGGCGTGGCGAGGCGGCTGCGCTGACTTGGGCGGATATTGATTTTGATGCCGCCACGATCACGGTAAATAAAGCTGTGGATTATGCACGGCCGAAAATGAGCATCAAAAAACCAAAAACCGCCGCCGGTATCCGCACTGTGAATATCCCGTCAATTCTCGTTGATTTTCTGCGAAACGAGCGTAAAAAAGATGATTGTCTCTATGTGTGCCATAATACGCGCGGTGAAATCATGACCTCTTATTCGTGGGATCATCTGTGGGAAAGCTACATGAGAGACCTAAACGTAAAATATGGCTACGACGGCAAGGAATCCAAATACGGGCATCGAAAAAAGGATAAAGACGGAAAGACCCGCGGTGCCCTCAAAATGCGCATACAGACCTTTACGCCTCACCAGCTCCGGCATACGTTCTGCACACTGCTCTATTTCTCTGGGGTCGATATTCTTACCGCGCGCGATCAGATGGGACACGCCAACATCAAGACCACTCTGGAGATATATACCCATTTGGATAAGCAGTACAAAAAACACAGCATGAACAAGCTGGATGAATACCTGTACAATGCAGATACAATGCACGGTTGA